ATTGGGCAGGAACTGATAAATCCAATAATTGTACCATTATATTCTGTGAAGGAGATTCAGCAAAAGCAGGTATAGTATCTGGATTATCGTCTGAAGATAGAAACACATATGGAGTATATCCAATGAAAGGTAAAATAATGAATGTCCGGGGAGAAACAACCAAAAAAATTAACGATAATAAAGAGATTTGTGAAATCAAAAAAATATTGGGGTTGGAAATCGGAAAAGAATACACACAGGATAATATATTATCTTGTTTAAGATACTCCAAAGTATTAATAATGACTGATGCTGATTTAGACGGTCACCATATTAAAGGGTTGTGTATTAATTTATTCCAATCTGAATGGCCTTCCCTATTACTTATTCCTGGATTTATTGGGTTTATGAATACACCAATATTAAAGGCAAATAAGGGAAACAAAAATCTGGTATTTTATAACGATGGAGAATATGAATTATGGAAAACCACAAATGATTTTAAAGGATGGAAAATCAAGTATTATAAAGGTTTGGGGACAAGCACAAGTAAAGAATTTCGTGAATATTTCGAAGCAAAAAAGATAGTTGGGTTCGAGCATAACGGAACCGTTAGTGATAACTCGATTGATATGATATTTAATAAAAAAAGGGCAAATGACCGTAAAGAATGGCTTGAAAATTACGACCGAAAAAGTTATTTAGATACAAATAAAACGCTTGTATCTTATGATGAATTTATAAATAAAGAATTTATACACTTTTCAAAATATGATTGTGATAGAAGCATCCCGAATTTAATGGATGGTCTTAAAATTAGTTTAAGAAAAATATTATATTCCGCATTTAAAAAAAATTTAACAACTGAAATTAAGGTTGCTCAATTTACCGGTTATGTTTCTGAACAATCCGGATATCATCACGGAGAGGCAAGTTTAAACGCAGCAATTGTTGGTATGGCACAAATATTTGTTGGTTCAAATAACATAAATTTGCTTATGCCAAACGGACAATTTGGAACAAGAATTAAAGGTGGAAATGATAGCGCATCTGAAAGATATATATTTACTCAATTAAATAAAATAACTCGGATTATATTTCCTCAAATGGATGACAATATTTTACAATATTTAAATGATGACGGAAATTTGGTTGAACCCATCTTTTATGCTCCAATTATACCAATGGTATTAGTAAATGGAAGTAAAGGTATCGGAACCGGATTTAGCACAGAAATAATGTGTTATAATCCGTTAGAGATAATCGACTATTTAATGTGTAAATTAAATAACACCGTGTTCGAATGTAAATTTATACCTTATTATGAAGGGTTTAAAGGCACAATTCAGGAAATTACTTCCGGAAAATACTTAATTAAGGGTAAATATGAAAAGGTCGGACCTGATAAGGTTCGTATTACAGAATTACCTGTTGGGTTTTGGACTGACGATTTTAAAGAATTATTAGAGTTGTTAACTGAAACCGTAGATAAAACCGGTAAAAAGATAATTCCTATTGTAAAAGATTATGATGATATGAGTAAGGACACAAACATAGATTTTATCATAACATTAAATAAAGGTAAATTTGAAGAATTAGAGGCATCCGAAGCAGATTATGGTTGTTCTTTGTTCGAAAAGACATTTAAATTATACACAACATCAAGCACTACAAATATGAGATTATTTAACGCGCATGATAAATTAAAAAAGTATGAGGATGTAGAAAGTATCATAGATGAATATTATGATACTAGATTAAATATGTTTCAAACAAGAAAAGACTATATGATAAACACACTAGAAAAAGAACTAATTATTTTATTAAATAGAAAAAAATATATTAACGAAACATTAAATGATACGATTGATTTAAGAAAGAAGAAAAAGGAGGTTGTTATCGATATGTTAAAAACAAAAGGATACGATATAATAGAGGATGATACTGAATATAAGTATTTAGTAAAAATGCCTATGGATAGTGTTACTGAGGAAAATGCCGAAAAAATATTTGCGGAATATACCAAAAAATGTAATGAACTAGATGAAATTAAAAACAGAACTATTGTAGAAATGTGGAATACAGAATTAATCCAGTTGAAAAAAGAATATGTTGTTTATAAAAAGGATAGAGAAAACCATAATTCTTGTGAAAATACTAAAATAAGTTTAGTAAAAGAAACGAAACCAACGAGAAGTAAAAGGGTTAAACCCGTTTTATTATAATGGAAATGGAGTTTACACGTAAAAATAAAAAATATAAAAAATAAATGTAAAAAATACAAAATAAATGTAAAAATAAAATTATATTATAAAAATTTTATAATATAATTTTTTATTTGTTTATCTAAAACCACGGTTTAAGAACAAGTTCTTTATCAGAATTATTTGCCATAACTGGATGTGAAATAGGAACCACAAGTGTGCTCGCATCATATAAATATTTTATATATCCCTGTGCCTCACCATATACACTCTCAATACAATAATTTAAAACCATTTTATTTAACTCTTGTATTTGTGATGTGATATTGTTTTTTTTATTTGCGGCATATTGTAAAAAAATACTTCTCATTATAATTTTTAAAGAATCATAGTCTTGTGAACCTATTATATATTGATTATTTGATTTGGTATAAACACCAACTCTGATACCGTTTTGTATTATTTGTATGTTTTCCTTAGAAAAAAAACAATTGGAAAGTTGGGTTTCGTTCCATAATCCCAAAGTTGGGTTTCTAAATGTAGTCGGTTGATTTGCTGGGATTTTATCATACATGTTAAATAAAACAGATGTATTAGGACTTTTTAAGTCAACTCTACCATTCGAATAATTCATTTATATTACTCAAATAGAAAAAATTATATATTTATTTTATATATATAATTATGGAAACCTTTCAAAAAACACTTATAATTGTCGCAGTATTAATATTAGTAATTAGTTTGATAGTTATCGGAATAACCATTTCAAACCAAAAGGTAACATCGTGGCCTCCTATTATTGGCGATTGTCCTGACTACTGGGTAGACATTTCAGGGAATGGAAACAGATGCGTAAATGTAAAAGATTTAGGAACTTGTAAATCATCCACAACTAAACATTTAAATATGGATTTTACAACATCGGAATTTACAGGGGCAAATGGTTTATGTGCTAAATATACATGGGCAAATAATTGCGGTGTAAGTTGGGATGGTATTACTTATGGTGTAAGTAATCCTTGTAATAAAACATAATAAATAGTATTTATTATAATAATTAATGAACGACAAAAATAAAACATTAATGATATATATTTCTATGATGCCTGATGATATCAAGTATATCATAAAGGAATATTTGCGGATTCCTACAATTATCTTTATAACTAAAGATAATTATATATTTCACCATAAATATTTAAGACCGTATCTTATTAAAAATAGGTTTGAAGCATATGTTCGAAATGTAATAAAACAAGACCACGAGTTTGTATTTAATCAGTTAATTAACGAGAATATTGAAAAGTGGATACTATTTAAAAATTATATACATAAAAATATTATATATAAAAATTATGTATTTTTTTTAATTTTTTTTTGTATTGATTGCGACTCAATAAGGTGCTATAATACCCTAAATTATTTTTTAAAGAAAAATCAAATGTGTCAGAATAGACATAAAAAGAATATTCTTAAATGTATAAAATGAATTGTTTGAATTTAAATAAAATATTAAATAGGGAAGAAAACGTAAATCTAATCAAAGATTGTCTACAATTATTTTCGGAAAATACAAATAATCTTAGCGTAAAAAAAGGCATATATATTTATGGTAGTCCTGGTTCAGGAAAAACAGAGTTTATTACAAATATTTTAAAAGAAATGGATTATGATATAATTAAATATGACGCAGGAGATTTTCGTAATAAATCAATTATTGATACAATTTCTAAGCATAATATGTCTGATAAAAATATTATGAATTTATTCCACGGAAAGGTTAAAAAGATAGCAATAATAATGGATGAGATTGATGGAATGAATAACGGGGATAAAGGGGGAATAAATACGTTAATTAAATTAATTCGACCCAAAAAAACGAAAAAACAAAAATTGGAGGAAGTCACAATGAACCCAATCGTTTGTATTGGAAACTATCACATTGATAAAAAAATTAAAGAGTTAATGAAAGTATGCAACACCATAGAATTAAAAACACCCACCAATAATCAAATTACAATTTTAATTAATGAATTAATCCCAAACTTAGATAAAGACATACAGGTTCAATTAATGAATTTCGTTCAAGGAGATTTAAGAAAATTAATTAATATTTATAATATTTATAAAAACAACAACAACATATTAAATACAAAAATTATGACGGATATTTTCCAAATAAAATCTTATAATGACGACACTAAACAAATTACCCAAAAATTATTAAATCAAAAATTCGGAATTCATGAACATATGGAAATAATGAATGAAACAGATAGAACTATTGTTGGACTATTATGGCACGAAAATATTATTGATGTTATTGGTAAAATGAAACCAAACGTTTCAATACCGTTTTATATTAAACAACTGGATAATATGTGTTTTGCCGATTATATTGACCGAATCACGTTTCAAAAACAAATATGGCAATTTAATGAGATGAGTTCACTAATTAAAACATTTAAAAATAATAATTTATACCATTCTTATTTTAAAAAAAAAGTTAAATATAACCCTGTAGAAGTGCGTTTTACAAAGGTTCTTACAAAATATTCTACTGAATATAATAATTCAATATTTATTCAAAATTTGTGTCAACAACTAGGAATGGATAAAAAGGATATATTTTCATTTTTTCTTAATTTAAAAAATAAATATACAGATAATGAATTATTATTAATCTTTGAAAACTACGAAATTAATAAATTAGACATTAATCGTATTTATAGGTATCTGGATAAGTATACAAAAGAAACGGTTAATGATGAAAACGAACAAAACGATGATGATAGTATAGAAACTTAAGATTTATGTATTCCACGTTTTTCATACCACTTATTTATTGTATTCGAAGATAGTTTACAATACTGATGGGATTCGTATTGTTCTGGCGAATCGTAAAATAACACCTCTTTATTTTTATTATTTTCAAAAGTATTTATAGAAATTTTAAACAACAAGTCCTCATCTCTCGTTCCTACTCGTAAATTTTTATATTTAAGTCCAGTTACTGCGTTTCGAATTAAACTTTGATTATTTCCGGATGCGTAATATTCTAATAGGTATTTATGCTTTACTCCATTATCATCAACATACGTTTTTATGACCTTGTTATATCCATTATCTGGAGAATTAATTGAAATGGATTCTTGTTTATTGTCTATATCATTATAGTTAGTTGGGTGAAAACGGTCATCATCGTAAATCATTTTTTAAAGATAATATAAATCATTTATTATCTTTAAATTTATTTATTAAGTAATGCTTTTTTTTCCGCTATTTTATCTTTAATCAACTCAGAAATCTTGAATTCGAGATATTCAACCTTTTCTTTTAAAGTTTTATTTTCGGTTGTCAACTTTTCCAAGTAATTATTTTGATTTATCATTAATTGCATTAATTGTTTTTTGTGGTCTTCGGCAATCATTCGGTTCCTTTCAGCATGAAACACTTCTAATTGCTTCATTACATCCGGTTTATTTTCTAATTTACCAGGTGAATAGTTAACTAATAATTCATCTATATCTTCGGAATAAAACCTTTTTAATACAGGGTCTTTCATAAAATCATCAACTGTTTTTGTCGACAAATTTACGAATTTATTCTGTTCATTATGTTCCAATAGTTGTTTTTTATCTAATGTATTATGTTCGTGTGAAAATACAAGTATAGTTTTTAAAACATCTAACTGAACTAGCGGAATAGTATAATTCTTTAAAAAATGTTGTTCTTCTCCAAATTTACTATTTTCATCATAACATGTAATGTCTAATAATTGTTTTTTAAATGCGAATGACGCCGCGGTTGAGTGCCATTTACCATAAGGTCCAAATTGATACATTTTATGAATATGTTTAAAATAAATATGTAATTCGCTGCTGCCGGCAATTAATATATCTGGATTTTGTTGTAAGGTAGTTACCGCATGCATGACTCGTTCTGGTGGATAGTAATCATCATCATCCATATAAATAATAATATCTCCTTTACAATTAAAATGTGCTATATTTCTTTTTTTACCTAATGACATCTTTTCAGAAAACTGTAAATATTTAACTAATGGTATGTGTTTAACAAGGTCTTCAATCTTATCGGTTCCATCATCAACAATAATCCATTCGATTCTATGTTTAGGGTATGTTTGATTTTTAACACACTGAATTATGTAAGGTATAAATGGACGTCTGTTAAAGGTTGGTGTACATATGCTTACAAACGGCAATAAGTGTTTTTGTTGTTTTGTCATTTATTATAATTACATATTTTATTTTTTAAATACTTATTTATTGTTTATATTTATGAATTAGGTAAAACCCTTGCGTTTTCAACACTGGTGGGTTCAAATTTAGAAGGTGTGACGGATTCTATTGGAGATTCAACAACGGATTCTACTTGTGATTCAACAACGGATTCTATTGGAGATTCAACATCAGTTTCTACTTGTGATTCAACAACGGATTCTATTGGAGATTCAACAACGGATTCTACTTGTGATTCAACAACGGATTCTATTGGAGATTCAACATCAGTTTCTACTTGTGATTCAACAACGGATTCTATTTTCTGGTTATTTTCTAAGTCGATGTTTGATATATTACGTGAAATAGGGACTAAATCAACATTTAAAGATTCCGAATTAGTTAAATCGGTTTCTTTTATATCAGGGTTTATTTCAGGGTTTATTTCAGGAATTATGTCAGGGTTTATCTCAGGGTTTATCTCAGGGGTAACTGTCTCTTGAACTACTATATTATTTTTTTTTGATTTCTTTATTTTACTTGGGTTATTATTATTAAGTGTAGACACATCTCCACAACTTTTTTCAGCCATAACATAATCGGATAAATTGCCAAATTTAGATGGGTCTAATTCTGGACTATTAAATAATGGTATTTTAAGTATTTTAAAGTAGATTAACAAAACGATTATTAAAGATATAACTCCTCCATTAGTTCCGAAAATATTAAATGCTTTTGATATTACAATATACGCTATTATGTATGATATTAATGATTTTTTATAATAAAAAACGTCTGTTAAAGCATTAATATAATTGTAATCAGTTCCACCAATAACTCTCGTGGAAGTCATTGTTACTGTAGATAAAAAACAATATATTAAACTAACAAAAACCAACACCGGAAATATAACAGTTATAAACACAACTATAAAACATAACAAAATCATAACTATTATTATTGAAATAATCCCGTTTGAACTAAACAAAGATACCTGTTTAAAATAGTCGGTTTTGTTAACATCCTTACTCGAATTATTTGTGTTTATTCTAAATATCCAAAACATCTTTGTAAAAAACAGTATAATTAAATAACCCCAACTTATTAAATAAATAAATGTTAAATACAACAATGTAATAAAGGGCGTTCCAAATATGATTAAAGACTCTGACACGGAAGTATTCAAAAAATTTAAATATACGTTTAAACTGTTGTAAATAAAACACAATAAATTTTCTAAAATAGTTATAAAATACATTATTATTGGTTTTACTTTTAGATTTGTAGACATCTTTTGTAAAGTATCTAATATAATGTTTTTGTTATTATTTTCGTATAAAAACTTTATTTTTTCGGATTGTTGCGTATCATTAATATTGGTAACATTAATATTAATTTCTTTAATATCTGGAATCATAAATGACGTATTATTGTAAGGATTACACAACAAATCGGTTGGTAGTATATTTGATTGGGCAACTTTACAAGAATATAATATTGAGGTTCCAATACATATAATAATCAATAATATAATTATCGAATATATAATTGACTTTGTATATGTTAATATTTGTGTACCTGTATTATTTACGGATTGCGATTGTGTTGCGTTTTTTTTAGCATCAATTATAGAAGGTTCACTTGTAGACATATTATATTAAAATGATATAATAAAAATTTCATTTTTACATCTAAACAAATATTACTAATTACACATTTACAAAAATATATTATAAATATAATATATAATGCCAAGTGAATTAGAAATCGCATTTCAAAAAAGAAAAGATAGACAGGCACAATCTAATGCCTCTATAAATAGAGTAGATCAGAATAGAAATAATCAGGATATTCGGAATTTAAGACAAATGAATAATAACAAGATTATTGGAAGTCGTGAATATTTGAATGAACCGTATGAAAATACTCCTTATGAACCACCAGAAGTTACTGCTGAAATTATTGAAACATCCCCAACCGTAATTAATGTTGACAGTGTTGCGCCGTTATTGTATAAAGCAAAAGACCCTAAGAAAAGATTCATACCTACATTTATATCTAATTCAACAAAAAGAAATTTAGGTTCGTATTTTAATAAACCTAGATGGGGTATGACAACACAACAAAGTAACGCTTTACCAAGTGAATTAAATAACAACGATATTATATATGGTTATAACGTTGGAGGAATAACCAGGAAATCCAGAATACGTAAATCAACACAATCAAAAAGACGCAAATCAAAACAATCAAAAAGACGCAAATCAAAAAAATCTAAAAGGCGAAATTAAAATACTAAAATATAATATTAAAATATTATATGTTACAACAAAAAATGAAGATGTCTATATTAAGCATTTTATTACTGGTTGGTATATTTAGTTGGATACATTATTTATTTAAAAATAATTACATTATTGAATGTTATGAAAATGCGTTAACTCCTGATAAAGGAGATTTTACAACAACCCATACAGTTAATCTTCCATTAACTACTAATTTTAGTTGTTCCAATATGTGTATTAATGCGAGATGTTCTAAAACAAAAGAACAGTGTTTATCAGATATAGATTGTCCTGGATGTCAACCATATGCTGGTTTTAGTAAATCAAACACTCACGATATTATTGGCGAGAATGATTCGGGAAAACTTACTGTTGGGGTTACTCCCACATATTCAACCTTAACAACAGATATTGGAACCAAATCTAAATTATACACAAACAGAGCACCTCAAGCAAACTTTGGAATTAATACTTGGAATAGTAGTTTTAATGAAGGAACCAAATTATTTAATAAAAGGTATAATTTAGACTATTTAAACACAAGGGTAAATTATCCAAAACGGTTTAATGTCACCGGCAATTTCTTGGATAATGGTCCTCTTGCGTCGAATGCGGATTTACATTAGATTTATGTTGCGTACATTAAACCGGCATTTCCGGAAACAAACGTAACCACATTTATTCTTTCTTCAAAAACAACTAAATTAAAATTGTAATCGTAAATTCTCCAAGTTGGTTTATTAATTCCAATTATATTTCCGGTTGTTGGGTCGCAAATAGTTAACGTTTGTGCGTTTGGGTCAAGTGTTGGTAAAATAGTATTAAACTCGTATTCAATTAGATTAAACCGATTTGAATTTAATGCTCCACTTGGTTGTAATACCAAAGGACTTGTATTTAAACAAAAATTGTAACAATAAATACCTGATGGTGCGTTTCCATTAGTTCTTGTATATTTTTCTATGTAGTTGTATACACCCGAAGGTTGGATATTTTCTCTATATTGTCCGTCTAATAGAATTCCTAAAGAAACAAGTATATTTTTTTTATTTTGTGTATTTAAATCTTGTGTAATCATTAATCCAGTTAAATATCCGTTGGGATTTACACCAGGACCAATCGTGGATGGAGAGGGGTATGGATTTGTAAATGTTCCACTTGTAGGTGCCGGAATTATATTGCTTGGAAGATAATTATAAGGCCAATTCGTAAAATTAGTCCATTGGTTTCTTAAATTAGCGTCGCTTCTTTGAAAATAAAACATCCAATTTGAAATTAATCCGATTGAATCCAGTTGAACTTTATTTGGACCTGTAACATTATAAAAAACGGTTTCTCGCACTTGTTTAAATAAATATTTTTGTTCGTTCATCGCAAACAAGCGGGATTCATCATTAGACAAAAAACAATAAGTGCAATTTAAATGAATATCTGTATTCCAAGATACTTTTGTGTTAACATATGAACTAACAGTTAATGCGGTATCTGGTGGTGGTTGTAAAAAACGATAAAACTGCATATACCATAAATTGAAATTGGGAGCTAAATAAGGATACATATTGTCTGAATCCAACACGTCTCGAATTACAAACAATTGATTTATAGGACGCATCGTAATAGTTATCTGAAGTTCGTTATATTGTAACGCGACTAATGGAAACGCCATCGGTGTATTTAAATTAAACCATGCGTTTAATGGAATGTATAAGGTTTTACCACGTATGGATGGATTAGACCCTGAACTAGAAGTATTGTAATAAGCGTTAGGATAAGAATTTACACGCGAATATGCGTTTCCCGGGTCGTTTAAATCACTAGTATTTCCTATCATTTCATTAAATAAATCTTTCTTCAAACCGGTGAAATCTCGTAAAACTGCTGCCAAAAGATACGTCCCTGAAAATTCCTGGAGCGTTTGATTTCCACAGGTGATTGATATTTTTTCTATCATTTCGGCACCAAGATAGTCAATCCATTTAAATTCATAGGGAACCCATACCGAATTATAACTCGGGTCTATAGTTTGTGGTGGAAATATGGGACTCCAAATATCAGGTAAATTAATTGATAAGTAACAATCCATTAATAAATCGGCATATCTTGGTATTTTAAATACAAATTGAGATGATTCATTTAATTGTAGTGTTTTAGAACCTTCAAAATCAACTCTAAATTTTTGCATACCAAAATTCGTATATTTTGAATATGAACATTTGAAAAAAGTTTTACTTGGATTTCCATTTAATATAATATTTTGCTGTCCCTCACTAACAAGATTTAATAATCCTCCGGGCATTTAATTTATATTATAGATATAATATTATTTAACTTTTTTTATTATTAAATAGTATTATAATAAATATGTCAACACAACAATTTAGTAATTTTAAAGAAAAATTATTAAATCTCAAGGAAAACACAATATCAGTATTTATCTTGTTTATTATAATTATTATAATTATTTTAGCTATATGTTATTATTTATATAAAAAAAGTCTATATTCTAGTGAATGTAAATTTATGACTAATATTTATGGAACCTTAAATAATAAAATTAAACCTATTGACGCAAAATATAAGACATTCAACCATAACCTATTGGATTATTATATCAAAACCGCATATAATTGTTGTAGTGGGGGTAACTATAAAAATGATTTTGTAAACACCTGTAATTTAATTAATGTATTAAAACAGGGATGTAGAGGTCTTGATTTTGAAATATATTCTATTGATGATAACCCAGTAGTTGCGACATCAACCTCAAATAATTATTACGTAAAAGAAACGTATAATTATGTTAACTTTTCTGAGGTTATGAATATATTATCAAATTATGCGTTTTCGCAAAGCACCTCGCCAAATTATACAGACCCAATCATTATACATTTACGAATATTCAGTAATAATCAAAAAATGTTTAATAAATTCTCTCAAATATTTGAAACCTATAATAATTTATTACTTGGAAAAACATATAGTTATGAAAACCAAGGCAGAAATATAGGAAACGTCCCTATATTAGATTTAAAGGGTAAAATCGTTATTATTGTCGACAAGTCAAACACATCCTTTTTGGATAATAAGGCATTTTTAGAATATGTAAACATTACAAGTAACTCTATTTTTATGCGAGCGTTACATTATTATGACATAAAAAACACGCCAGATATTACCGAATTACAAAATTATAATAAACAAAACATGACAATTGCTATGCCTGATATCGGTTCAAACCCACAAAACCCAAGCGGTATTGTTGTTAGAGAAACTGGATGTCAACTCATTGCTATGAGATATCAATATATAGACCAATATATTGAAGAAAACACGGCATTTTTCAATGAAAACGGGTTTGGGTTCGTGTTAAAACCTGAAAGATTAAGATTTATTCCGGTTATATTACCGGATCCAACCCCCCAAAAACCCGAATTGTCTTATGAAACCAGAACAATCTCTTCGAATTATTATAATTTTAATATTTAATAATTATATATTATGAAACCAAAAATGTGCGATAAAAACACGAGTTTTAGCGACTGTGAATTATTAATATTACGATTACAGGTTGATCAGGGTGATAAAAAACAAAAACGCAAGGTTCGCAAAGAACATTCTGCCGAATTAAATGGTATGATTTCAATTTTAGAGGATTATTTAAAAAGAAAACAAAATGTTTGTTATGGAGGAATCGCGATAAATGCGTTATTACCAGATAATGCCAAAATTTATAATGAGGATGATATACCAGATTATGATTTTTTTTCTTCGGATGCTTTAAATGACGCAAAAGAATTAGTTGATATTTATATTAATAAAGGTTATAAAGATGTTGAAGCTAAAACAGGACAACATCACGGAACATTTAAGGTGTATGTAAATTTCCAAGCAATGGCTGATATTACTCATGTTCCAAAGGGATTATTTAATGTTATTAAAAAAAAATCTGTGGATGTTGATGGAATATTGTACACCGACGCAAACCTTTTACGTATGTCGATGTATCTTGAATTATCAAGACCGGCAGGAGATACAAGTCGATGGGAAAAGGTGTTTAAACGACTTAGTCTTATAAATAAATATTATCCTATTCCAAATAATAATTGTAATAAAATTGAATTTCAGAGAAAAATGGAAGACTCAATTAAAGAAACTGAAATTTACGAAGTTGTAAAAAATACTTTAATTGATAATAATGTAGTATTTTTTGGAGGGTTTGCGATGGAACAATATGCTAAATATATGCCTAAAAACATAAATAAACAAGTTAATAAAATTGCGGACTTTGATGTTCTATCATTAGACCCGTTACAAACGGCAAATATTGTTAAAAAAGACTTAAACCATAATGGAATAAATGATGTAACCATTTCGAAAAAACCGGCTATAGGAGAAATTATACCTTTAAATTATGAGATAAAAGTAGGGGCAGACACAATCGCATTTATTTATAAACCTTTAGGGTGTCACAGTTATAACGTTATAAAATTGAATTCTAAAGACATAAAAATAGCAACAATTGACACAATGTTAAGTTTCTATTTAGCGTTTACATATGCGAATAAACCTTATTATGACATTACCCGTATATTATGTATGTCCAACTTTTTATTTGATGTTCAAAAAGAAAACAGGTTAGAACAAAAGGGAGTATTAAAACGCTTTAGTATAGATTGTTACGGTGTCCAACCGACATTAGAAGACTTAATGCGCGAAAAAGCGAATAAATTTCAAGAATTAAAAGATAAACGGGGAACAAAAGAATATGAAGAGTGGTTTTTAAGGTATAATGGTAATAAAAAAAAGGGATATACTTATAAACCATCCATGAAATATGACAAATACACAAAAACGAATAGTAATAAATATGACAAGTATCACAAATATACAAAATCTAATCGTAATAAATATGACAAATATCATAAATATCGTAAATCTAAAACTCTAAAAAAGAAGGGTTTTTTTTGGTAAATTAAATTATATTCATTTTATATTAGAAATGAGTATAATTATAAAAAAATATTTACCTGGAATATCTTTCTCTATAATGTTAAATTTATATTCTCAACATATAACTAATAAAAAAATTAAAAAAATGAATGACAAATATGAGGCACAATTTAACAGTCGCAATCCATAATTTTACTTTCAAATGTTATATAAGTATTTGATATAGGACGATTTGATAAGCAAATCGGTTATTTTACCGTAAAATATACGGTTATTTTACTTAGAATGTAATATAATAAACTAAAAAGAATACTTGTAAATAAATACCCATTAATATTTAAGTTTCCGTCTTTTAAAAACAAGATTGGTAAATATCGAAACAAATATGTTCTGAAAATAGGCAATTGAAACAAAAAATATAAAACTGCCAATAAAATAGGAATTTGAAGTTCGTTATACATTTCATCTAAAGTATCATTTGACTGTTTTGACACGACGGGTTGTGAAGTATCATAATTTGCGATGTAGTCTTGCTGATTTTTATTTTGTGGAATATAATTTGCTTGTATTTGTTCGTCTTGGGTAAACATCTCGGTATTTTGCGGTATATCTCTTGATGGGAGTTGTGTTGCTCCAGTAGATGTTGCTTGTTGTAGTCCGGTCATTAATTGGTTAATGGTAGTTTGGTCTAAATTATCGGGTAGTTTATTTGATTCAGTTATGTTTAAATTAATATTATTTTTTTGTTGTCCGCCAACCCCACAAATTGGGTCAGTCGGTAAATCTAAAATATTTGTGGTGTCACTCATAAATATTATAAATATTGATAGAATTGTGTTATTTACGCAAATTCTATTATTTTTTTATCCTTAGAACATTTTGAAAGAACCGGTTCATATTTATAACACCTATTATCTGTTTTATATATTTTGTTTTGAATATCTTCAATATTTGCCGCGTAAAACACAATACAGTTTTTACCTTTACAAACACTTCTAAATAATGAAGCTAATCCTAAACCCAATATAATAGATAATATATATTTACCTGTTTGTGTATGTACATATTTCTCAAAATTTAGCATTATATAGTATTTATTATTATTTTATTTTTATGTATTGTCTTGTACGTATATTATGTTTGAATAGGTATCTGGTTTATTTTAGTTTCGTCACTAGGACACGTCACACCGACTTCCTTAAAAGCAAAACAATTTTCGGTTTTATCTCTAAATAATATTTTGTCTACAGTTTCAGGAGTTGGGTAAATGTAAATGGTTTTTAAATCAGGACCAAGAATATAAATAAAAAATAGTCCTATAATTAAACTAAGCAAAAACACAGGTATTGATATATATTTTAACATTATATATTATATAATTATTAAAAATCAATATTTGTATGTTCGGTTTCTCTAAGCATGTCAGTATCTAATTCGACGTCTCCGATAACACTTATAGGTGCTTCACTGAAACCCACCGTATTTTGCTCTACGAATGGTGTTGGTTTTATTTTTAAAGTCTTCACGCGTTTAACCTTCTCAGGTTTATTCTTCATTGTTTGGGTTAGTGATTGGGTTTTTATTTGGGATTTGGGTTTTTTTTCTTTAATTTCTTTTTGTTTAGGTTTTTGTAGTCCAGGTTTATATTTAAAACTAATAATTCTAGGATTTCCGTAGCATCTCTCAAATGTCTCGATTGAATGCGGCAGTTGAAATAACTGGTATGTTTTGTCGGTTTCATTAAATTCTAAAAAATTATATTTATATTTAAGATTCATTAAATTATCCAATTTGGGTTTTAGGGTGTGTTGATATAGTTCAACGGCATCAATTACAAATTGGGTGTTATTTGTGTTATTTGAAGTATTTATTAAACTTTTGATTTGTTCTATATCTACATTAACTTCAAACTCTAGTTTTAGAATCTCATTTTTTATGTTTTTATTATTTATAATAAAATCATACTGTTCTATATTGGTTTTTAATCTGTCGGTATACTCGGATATACTACTTTTAAAAATCTCGAAGTTCTTCAACGCTTTGTCCTTTAAAATATACCCAAACATCGCATTATTCTTATCATAAATAATATCATTTTTTATATTTCGAATAAGTGTCTCGACTTCTTTTAAATCTTCTTGTAATGAATTACAATATCCAACATTAATATCTATTTTTAGGGCACACGGGGTTTGTTTATCTCCGCAAATAGCAATTAGATTTCTACCATCTACTTCTGGATTATAACTAGTATAAAAAAAGGTTCCTACTTGTCTTTCGCAATTAATACATTTTGGTTTAAATCCTGGTCCGGTTTCTTTTAAACCTTTTTTAATACTTTGTTTGTATGTATTTTTTAAATTGTAATACTTATCTAAAGCAACAATATATTCATCCGTATCTGTATCTGTCATTATCTATATTTTATATATATTTTAAATTATTTTTATGTACTAAATCAAATTCATTATCCCAATTAGGTAATCCAGTAATTAATTCTTGTTGTTCTTTTCTTTTAGCAGTTTGATAATTTTTTATTTTGGTTAATATATATTGTTGTTTTTCTATGTCTTTTTGGGCTTTTTGTTTTGGATTTAATTTACCTTTATATTTATAAATTAATAATGAACCTAAAATTACTAAAAAGACACACAACAATAAAATATTAAACAAAATATTGTTGAAATTGTTTTTATAATGTCGACATTGTTTTAATGTTTGGTTCAAAAAGTATTTTACCCCAGGTTCTACTAAAGTTGGTTTAATGACTTCTTCAAATTCCATAATAAATAGTATT